CACCCCAAACGGCCGCATCGGCTTTTATCGCTACGGCACGGTCGACGGTTGGGAATTCGACGTCACCCCTTACGTCGGCAACGTAAAGGTTGCGCTCGAGGGGCACGCGCACGCGATCGCCGACGTCGCCGGCCTGCAGGCGGCGCTCGACGACAAGGCCGACGTCGCCGGCCTCGACGCGGTGCTCGACAGCAAGCTCGACGACAGTCAGCGCGGCGCCGCGAACGGCGTCGCCTCGCTCGACGCCGGCGGCAAGGTTCCCGCCGCGCAGCTTCCCGAGCCCGCGGCGGTGACGATCGCCGACGTCGACGGCCTGCAGGATGCACTCGACGGCAAGAGCGACGAGGGGCACAATCACGGAATCGCCGACGTCGTCGGCCTGACGGCCGCACTCGCCGACAAGCTCGACGACAGTCAGCTCGGCGCGGCGAACGGCGTCGCCAGCCTCGACGCGACCGGCAAGGTTCCGGCGGCGCAGCTCCCGGCGAGCTCGGGCGGCTCGGGCCCGACGACGATCGCCGACGTCGACGGCCTGCAGGATGCACTCGACGCGAAGGCGACGGTTGTCGCTTATCCCGATTGGAGCGCCGACGCCTTCAGGTTCGATCACGAGGCGCTGACGCTCGGCGGCGGCGTGACGATTGAAGGCGCGTTGACGATTTTCAAGGGCGACGCGACGGGCACCGGAGGATTCAATTTCGACCTAAAGAATTGGACGGGCGGGGGCTGGATGGGCGGCGCGCTGACGGCTGCCGGTCGAATCCCGATCGCGCGATATGGCAGCGTCGGCGGTTACGAATTCGACGTTGCCCCTTACGTCGGCGCCAATGTCATTTGGCACGCGGGCAATTTCGACCCTGCCTCGAAAGCGGCCGCCGTTCACGCGCACGCCCTCGCCGACGTTACGGGCCTGAATGCAGCCCTCGCCGGCAAGGTCGACACCTCGAGCCGCGGCGCTGCGAACGGCGTTGCGCCGCTCGACGCCTCGGGCCTCATTCCCGCGGGGCAGCTCGCCGGCCTTAACGGCGCATTCGCCGCCAAGGTCGACACCTCGAGCGTCGGCGCTGCGAACGGCGTCGCCTCGCTCGACGGCGCGGGCAAAGTGCCGGCGGCGCAGCTCCCCGCTTACGTCGACGACGTGCTCGAATATGCGAACCTCGCCGCCTTCCCCGCTGTCGGCGAAACCGGGAAAATCTATCTCGCCGTGAATAGCGCGACGGCGGCCGACCCGACGAAAGAATATCGTTGGAGCGGCTCCGTCTATACCGAGATTCGGCCGGCCCCCGGTTCAACCGACGCCGTCGCCGAGGGCGCGGCGAACCTCTATTTCACGGCCGCCCGAGTGCTCGCGACGGCGATCGCGGGCCTCGTCGGCGTTGCCGGCACGCCGGCGGCCGGCGACTCGCTGCTGACGGTGCTCGGCAAGATTCTGAAGGGCTTTTTCACCGATCACTCGGGGCAGGGCGGCGCCGTTCACGCGAACGCCGTCGCCGGCGGCGCAGCCGGCTTTATGACGGGCGCCGATAAGACAAAGCTCGACGCAATCAGCGGCAGCAACACCGGCGACCAAAACGCGGCCGGCGTCGCCTTCACGCCGGCGGGCAACGTCGCGGCGACCAACGTGCAGGCCGCAATCGCCGAGCTCGACAGCGAAAAGCGATCGCTCGCAACCGACTATGCGACCCTCGTCTTTATCATTGACGGGGGCGGCGCAGCGATCACGACGGGACAAAAGGGGCACGTTACCCTCGAATTCGCCGGCGTTATCGAAGGCTGGACGCTCGTCGCCGATCAAGCCGGCTCGATCGTCGTCGACGTCTGGAAAGACACCTATGCCAATTTTCCGCCGACCGTCGGCGACACGATCGCGGGAACCGAAAAGCCGACGCTGACGGCCGCTCAAAAGGCGCAAGACACAAACCTGACGACTTGGGGCACGACCGTCGCGGCCGGCGACGTCTTTGCCTTCAACGTCGACAGCGTCGCAACCGTGCAGCGCGTCACCCTCACGCTGAAGATTCGGAAAACCTAAGCCGTGCCGATTACTTTCGTCGGCGCGGGCACGCCCGCCGCGACTTCGAGCGGGACGCCCGCGCTGCCCGCCCTTCCTGCAGGCCTTGCCGACGACGACATAGTGCTCGCGATCGCACAGTCGCGCGAGACCAGCGGCGCAATGACAGGCCTGAAAATCGGCAGCGGCACGACGTCGGCAGGCTTCGCGGTCGACTCGAGCTGGACGCTGGCGGCCGAGAAGCATAGCGGCGGCGTTTGCGGTTTTCGCGCTTGGTGGAAGCGCAAGAGCGGGACGCTGGCGGCGCCGACCTTTCAGGGCAACAATCACTGTCTCGCGGCGCTCGTCGCTTTTCGCGGCTGCCTCAAAACGGCCTCGCCGATCGGCGCAGTCGGCTCGGGCGGCGCCTCGAGCACAGCCTCGGCCGCAATCAACCTTAACAAAGTTTTTCCAGACGAGCTCGAGGCTTGGCTGATCGCCGCCGTTGGCACCGCCAGCAACCTCGCCTCATTCACTGGCGGCGGTTGGGCGAATATCGCGAACGGCAATGAGGTCGAGCAAGTCGATTATCAGAATGCGGCGGGAACGGGCGGCAGTCTCGGCCTTTGGACGGCGGGCCCCGCTGGAATCATAACGACCTCGGGCGACTTTACCGCGACGGCGGCCGCTGCCGATCAATACGCCGGCGTCAATTTCGCCCTGCTGCCCGAGCCGCGGCGGGGCCGCTCTTACGGCTACGTCGCCGGCTGACGCTCCCCGAGCTCGAGGAAAGCCCCGCCTGTTGTAACTGGCGACCTTACAACAGCGGGCAAGCGCGACTCCGATCAAGTCGAGTCATGGTTTGCCGACTATGGCCGCCCGCGACGATCAACCCGCCGAATTCGAGGAAATGCTGCGCTATGCGACAGTCGTTTCTGTCGATCACGGCAGCGGCCGCGTCGTCGTCAGCTCGGGCGACGTCGAGACAGACGACATTGATTGGCTAGAGCGCCGGATGGGGAAAACCCGCACTTGGAGCCCGCCGAGCGAGGGCGAGCAAATGCTGCTCTTGTGCCCCTCGGGCGAGCTCGCCGGCGGAATCGTGCTCGGCGGCGTTCGGCAGAATGAGCGGCCGCACGTCGGCAACAGCCTGCGCGAGCTGATCGAATTCGACGACGGCGCCGTGCTCGCTTACGACCCTGAAGCGCACAAGCTCGACGTGCTCTTGCCCGACGGCGCGACGATCGAGATTAAGTCGACGGGCGGCGTCTCGATCGACGCGAGCTCGGGCGGCGTCTCGATCAAGGGCGACGTCTCGATCGAGGGCAAGCTCGAGGCAACCGGCGACGTCGTCGGCGCCGACGTCAGCCTGAAGAATCACGTTCACACCGGCGTCGCTGCCGGCGCCGCTCTCTCGGGCAAGCCGCAATGAGCCGGCTTCGCAAGCTGCTCGAGCTCGCGCTGCTCGCGATGCTGCTCGCCGCTTTGATGCTGCCGGCGCTCGCGATCGGCGTCGTCGGCGCCGCGAACCTCGCCGAGCTCGGGGCCGAGCTCGCCCAAGCGTTCCCGATTTTCGCCGCCCTTTTCTTCGCCGCCCTGCTGCTGCTCGAGCTCGTCGCAAGGCCTTGGGAGCCGGCGCGATGAAGGGAATGCACCGGCGCAGCGGCAAGCCCCTCGACGGCACGGCGCACCTCATTCAGTCGATTAGCGACATTCTCTCGACGCCGATCGGCTCTCGAGTCATGCGCCGCGATTACGGCTCGCTATTGCCCGAGCTCGTCGACGCGCCGGCCCATGCCGCAACCCGCCTAGCCGTCTTTGCCGCGACCGCGATCGCGCTCGGCCGTTGGGAGCCCCGCCTCTCGCTCACGAAAATCGCCTTCAACGTCGGCGCGACGCGCGGGCAATTCGAGCTCGAGCTCGAGGGCGATCGCCTCGACGTGCCAAGCGGCGGCGGCGCCGTCAGCCTTACCGTTCCCCTCAATCTCTCGGCGAGCTCGAGCTCGCCCGCCTTTGCATAGGAGCCCTCGACCATGCTGCACGGAATCAAGATTCTCGAGCCGACTGACGGCGCCCGCCCGATCATGCCCGTTGCGACGGCCGTCATTGGCCTAGTCGCAACCGCCGGCGCCGCTGTCGGCGCCCCGACGGCCGCGCTCGACGCTGCCTTTCCGCTCGACAAGCCGGTGCTCGTTACCGACGTTCGCAGCGCGATCGGCAAGGCCGGAACGACGGGCACGCTGAAGCACGCGCTCGAGGCGATCGCCGATCAATGCTCGCCGATCGTCGTCGTCGTGCGCGTCGACGAGGGCGCTGACGCTGCCGAAACCGAAACGAACGTGATTGGCGACGTCACCGCTGACGGCCAAAAGACGGGAATTCAGGCCTTGCTCGCCGCCGAGGCGCAGCTCGGCATTCGCCCGCGCATTCTCGGCGCCCCCGGCCTCGACACGCAAGCCGTCACAACCGAGCTCGCGACCATTGCGCAGGCCCTTCGCGGCTTCGCCTATGCGGCCGCGATCGGCGCCGACATTCCCGCGGCCGTGCTCTATCGCGCCAATTTCTCGGCGCGCGAGCTCATGCTGATTTATCCCGACGCGAAGCGCGTGACGGGCGCCTTCGCCGGCGCCGCGGTTGCTACGGCCCTCGGCCTGCGCGCTCGAATTGACGAGGAAACCGGCTGGCACAAGTCGCTCTCGAATGTCGCCTTCAACGGCGTCACCGGCCTGACGAAAGACGTCTATTTCGACCTTCAGGACGAGTCGACCGACGCCGGCGTGCTGAATTCGGCCGACATTACGACGCTCGTTCAAATGCGGGGCTTCCGCTTTTGGGGCAACCGCACTTGCAGCGACGAGCCGCTTTTCGCTTTCGAGTGCGTCGTTCGCACCGCGCAGGCGATCAAGGATGAATGCGCGGCCGGCCTCGCTTGGGCCGTCGACAAGCCGCTGACTCCGCAGACGGCTCGCGACATTATCGAGACGATTAACGCGCGCCTGCGCACGCTGACGCGGCAGGGCAAGCTAATCGGGGGCGAGGCTTATTTCGACGCCTCGGAAAACCCGAAAGAAGAGCTCGCCGCCGGCAAGCTGACGATCGACTTCGACTTTACGCCCGTCGCTCCGCTCGAGGGGCTGACGATCAATCAGCGCATTACCGATCGCTATTACGGCGACTTCGGCGCGCTCGTCTGACGCCCCCGGCCTTCGCCCTCTCGTCTCTAAGGAGCCCCGCCCATGCTGCCCCACAAGCTCAAAGCGTTTAACACTTTCGTCGACGGCGACAGCTACGCCGGCGTCGCGAAAGACCTCTCGCTGCCGAAAATCGCCGTTCAAGGCGAGGACTATCGCGGCGCCGGAATGCTCGGCCCCGTTGCTACCGACCTTGGCCTCGAAAAGCTCGAGCTCGAGGAAACTTACGGCGGCATTGTGCCGGCGATCGCGGCGCAGCTCGGCAACCCCGCTGCTGACGGCAGCATGACGCGCTTTGTCGGCGCCTATCAGAGCGACGACGACGGCAGCGTGAAGCCCGCCGAGCTCGTCGTTCGCGGCCGCCTTATGGAGCTCGACCCGGGCAACGCCGAGGCCGGCAAAGACACTGAATGGAAAGTGAAGCGTCAGCTCACTTACATCAAGTGGACGGTTAACGGCGCCGTGCTCGTCGAAATCGACCTGATCGGCATGATTTACAACGTCAACGGCGTCGATCGGATGAAGGAAATTCGCGCGGCCCTTCAGGGCTGACGCGATCGCTAGGCGGGGGCTGCCCATAGCGCCCCCGCCGGCAAGGCAACGCAACAGGAGGGAATTACAATGGGCGAAAAGGCCCCGAAAATCGTCACTGTCGACCTCGAGGAACCGATCGAGCGCGCCGACGGCAAGATCGAAAAGCTGCAGCTCCGCAAGCCGAGCTCGGGCGAGCTGCGCGGCGTTTCGATGCTCGACCTCGTCAAAATGGAAACCTCGGCCGTCATGGCGGTGCTGCCGCGCGTCACAATGCCGCCGCTGATCGACGCCGAGGTCGCGAAGCTCGACCCTGCCGACCTCTTCGCTTGCGGCGTGGAAATCAGCAATTTTTTTATGACGAGGGAAGAGAAGGCGGCAGCCTTCCCGACGACGTAGAGGCGGCAATGGCGAACGTCGCGGCCGTCTTTCACTGGACGCCCGAGACGATGAATCCAATGCCGCTCGAGGAATTGGCCCGCTGGCACGCGCTCGCCGTCGAGCGCGCCGGCATAAGCAAGGGAGCCTAAAGCATGGCGGTCGACTCCCTTCGCGTGCAAGTGCTCTTCGCGGCGATCGACAAGCTGACGGGCCCGCTAAAGGGCATGGCCGGCGGCTCGAAAGGCCTGAAGGGCGAGCTCGCGTCGACGAGGAAAGAGCTGCTCGCTTTTCAGCGGGCGCAGGGCAAGGCCGCCGGTTTCCGCAAGGCCGAGGGCGACTATCGCGTGCTCGGGCAAGAGGTGAAGGCCGCCCGTCTCGAGCACAAGGCTTTCCGCGACGAGCTCGGCCGCGCCGGCAAGGTGACGGCCGCACAAGCGCGCAAGCTCGAGCAGCTCGCCAAGGCCGAGGCGCAGGCGGGCAAGGCCTATCAAATTCAGGGCGAGAAGCTGCAGCGCCTCGGCAATGAGCTCGACGCGGCCGGCGTCGACATTACGCAGCTCGCCGCGCACGAGGAAAAGCTCGCCCTCGGCATATACGAGACGAACAAGCGGCTCGACGAGCAGACGCGCAAGCTCGAGCGCAATGCCCGAATTCAGGCCCGCGCCGAAAAGGTGAAGGCGATCGGCAGCAAAATGAGCCTCGCCGGCGGCGCAATGACGCTCGGCGTCACTCTGCCGGCGATCATGGAAGCGAAGGCGGCGAGCGCGGCCGCTGTCGAAAGCGCGCAGGCGACGGCGCAAGTGAATGCGGCAATCGCGAGCATGGGCCCCAAGGCGAACCGCTCGCTCGAGCAGCTTCAGGCGAACGCGGCAAAGCTCCAATCGACGTCGCTCTTTGACGACGACGACATAATGAAGAGCGTCACCGCGAATATGCTGACGTTCGGCAAGGTTTCGGGAACGGTATTCGATCAAGCGCAGCAGGCGGCCGTCGATATGTCGGCCCGCCTCGGGCAAGATTTGCAGAGCTCGACAATTCAGCTCGGCAAGGCCCTGAATGACCCGATTAAGGGGATTACGGCCCTGCGCCGCGTTGGCGTCGCGTTCGACGAGCAGCAGCAGAAAACGATCAAGAACCTCGTTAAGCACGGCCAGCTCCAAAAGGCGCAAGCGATGATGCTGCGCGAGGTGCAAAGCGAATTCGGCGGCGCCGCGAAGGCGCAGCGCGACGCCGACCCCGCGGCCGCCTCGAAAGAGCAATTTCGCACCTTTCAGGAAAACGTCGGCGCGATCGTCAATAAGGTGCTGCCGCGGCTGAATATGATGCTCTCGAAAGCCCTCGCATGGTTCAATGCGCTGCCGGAAGGGATGCAGACGACGATCGTCACCGCGATCGCGCTCGCCGCGGCTCTCGGGCCGGTGCTGATCGTCGCGGGGCGCCTCGTCAGCGGCGTCGGCTTCCTCATTCCGCTGCTGTCGAAGCTCGGGCCCGTCTTTATGCTCGTCGGCCGCGCAGCGATGCAAGCGGGCCTGCTAATGCTCGCAAATCCGATGATTCTCGCGATTACGCTGCTCGTCGTCGCGATCGGCGCCGCGGCGTTCCTGATTTGGAAGCATTGGGACAAGATCAAAGCGGCTTTCTCGAGCGCCGTCGCGGCGATCGGCGGCGTCTTTGCCCGCATTCGGGGCGCCGTCGGCGCCGGCCTATCGTTCCTCGCTTCGCTGCCGTCGCGCTTTATGTCGATCGGCTCGCAGCTCATTCAAGGGCTCATTAACGGCGTGCTCGGCCGGCTCGGCGCGCTGAAGAGCACAATCGTCGGCGCCGCGCAGGCGGCCGCCAATTGGTTTAAGCAAAAGCTCGGCATTCGCTCGCCGAGCCGCGTCTTTATGGAATTCGGCGGGCATATCACTGAAGGCCTCGGCCG